GATGTGGGAGAGGTTTAGAGCGCGGCCGCAGCCGTGAAGAATTCGCCCTTTTGACATAGAAAAAGGCGCCCCGAAGAGCGCCCGAACTGGTCTTTGATGTCTGATGGCTAGCGGAAGTGCTTCTTGACCGCTTTGGCGATATCCCGCTCGGTCATGTTATCCGGAGCGTATATTTTTGAGAATTGCCCGTTGGGGAGTGTAATCCGATGCTCGGCGTAAGTGACGTACACGGTCCCAGCGTGCGGGATCAGCGTTGATTCCGGGTTTTTCTGGGAAATCGGTGGAGAGAAGCTATGCGAATATTGGCCATCCAGCGGGCCACCAATGCAAAGAATGTTGGGCACCATCATTCAAACTGCCTCCCGTATTCGATAGCCTGCTTCAGTATCTCAAGGTCAACCGTGACGCTGAGATGAGAAGGGTGCGGGTTTGATCCTTCGACGGGCTCGCAAGCCACGACAGCGAAGTTCAATCCTAGCGCATCGAACATGAAACCGAAATAGGCAGGCTGCACAATCTGATTTTGGCAAACCATGATGATTGTTGTCCCCGGTCGACAGAAAACGGCATTTGCCAACGCGCTGCCAGCCATGGCTATGATGATGCTGGCGCTCGAAAAGGCGTCCCTCTGCTCATCCGCCGTCATGGCTTCCGGGCTGATTACTTTCCCGCCTTCAGCCTCAATAAAGGCGATTACCTCGTCCTGGTTTATGATCGTTCTGCTGATCGCCCCTTCCGGGGTCTTGTAGAACGGTCGTTTGCAAAACAACATCATTTATCTGCTCCCAATTTTGGCGGGAACAGATATCTTCATCGGTACGTCCGTCAAGCCGTCAATTGATGACCTTGCCAAAATCACCGGTGGTCGAGCGGGCGGCATTCGCGGTCGGGTATGATCCGGTCAGGCCAACCGCTCCGGACATCGTGACCGTTCCGAGCGTGTCGGCATAGTAGGGCGTCGAACTGATGGAGGATGCGTTGCTATTCCTCGCGTCAACCGTAGACCCCGACATCGCGACGTATCCGTTCACCGATCCGCTGGCGAGGGAATAACTGACCAGAAGAGAAGCGTTCTCTTCTGCCTTGAAACCATTGCCGATGTTATATAGCGCCTGCCCATAGACCGACTGAAGGGTGGAGGCGAGCGCGGCTCTGAAACCATTGGAGTTGCCTGCTGCCAGGCATGGGCCGCCATTGTCGCACAAGAGGTTGCTGCTCATTCGGCTATAATAACCTTCCCCAAGGTTGCCGATCGACTGGCAGGCAAAGGCATAGACCGAGCTGGTATCCTGGCTGAGAACGCCGTTGCAGCCGCCCGGCGCCGATCCCGCAAGCCACCCGTTGCCGGACGAAACGCAGTTGGTGAGCTTCAGTTGCGATGTGTCGCGGGCCATGAAACCATTGTTGCCGTTGCCGGACGAAACGCAGGTATCGGCGATGATGATGCCGCCGTAGTTTGCTCGTACGCCCTCGATGCCAAACCCGACGATTGCGAGATGAGGTCCAATGCAGGTGCGCCCGATGGGGCTTGGCTCCCCATACCCATTCCAGACGCCGCCGCCATTCGTGAATCCGTCGCCAACTATGGCACAGTTTGAAAAGCCGCCGAGCCCTGCAAAAATATAGCCGCCGCTGCCGGTAAAGTTGATCTGGGCAAGGAAAATGCGGATAGCCCCAGTGACAGAACCCGCCGGAGGCTGCTGGTTATAGGTTGTATTCATGACCGTGACATGGGTCGCATCCGCGATGGATGTTACCTTCCATGCGCCGCGGTGCATCTCATGTTTCCACGGCCCGGATGTGCCGTAGATCTCGATCACGTTCCCGACAAGCATGGCGCTGGTGTCGTTGACCAAGAGAGCAACGCTCCATGCCCCACCTGTCCCAGAAACCGACGTGACAGAGGAAATCGTTGCCGCGGCCGGCGTCGGCCCGTTGATGCTCAACTTGTGCCCGTTTGGGTCTTGAAACCGGGTTACGGCCGTTTCCGCGTAATTCCCAGCCGCTAATACAATGGCAACGGTGTCCGTTGTCAGTTGCGGTGCCCCGAAAGCGATGGCTTTCGACACGGTTTTGAAGGTGACCCCATCGTCGGCGCCGCTTGGTAGCACGTTGATTGAAATTGTCATTGGAGCTTGCCTCTCGTGTCGATCCATCCGAAAGTCGAAATATTGTAGCTCGATGCCACACTGGCGATCACTCTTATCTGCCCGGATGTGTTCGTGCGAATATTGAAAGATCCGACGTTTGAAGTGTTCGCAGCCGGGATATAGAAGCTGGCATTACCTGCCGGAGTGTTAGCGACCGACGATGTCTGGTCAATCGCGCTGAGCAGACCAAGGGCGCCGGCTGTCGCGGAGAACAGATTGCCGTTGAAGAGCGCATTGACTTTTATCCCAGTAGGCACAGTAAGCGCAGGGGTCAACGCCGTGGTGCTGATGGCAACCCCACTGACATCGCCAGCTGCCACGAGCCACAGAAACTCGTCGCCGTTCTGCGAAAAGGCCTTTATGGACCCGCCGACGCGGACAATTGATCCAATCCGGCGCTTCCTGTCGTAATTGGTCGGCATCGTCGGTGCGGTTGCGGACAAGGAATACAAGATGTCAACGACAGCCGTATCCGACCTCTGGATAAGAAACACGTGATAGGTGTTGTTCCCAACCGTCCCGGTGTCTAGGCCGCCTTGGTTGTTCCCCACAGCCCACAGAACATCAGTCTGCTTTGTCAGCCCCGATGCGAGGCTCATCAAGACCGGTGTGGCGCCATCGCTCGCAGCCCGACCAACAGCGATATCAATGTCGTTGACCGCGTCAGTGGCGTTATTTGCCAGAGTAAGGCCATTGAGATAGCCAGTCAGAAACACACCGGCTGGGTTATTCAAAGCGTTGTAGTTGTAGTTGACTGCGCCGCTCATCGTGCCGCCCGTCAGGGAGAGCTTCAGGGAGGCGATTGCATCGGCGTAGGCGGTAGTGGCGATCTGCGTGCTATTGGCGCCCGGCGAGGCTGTGGGAGCCGCTGGGACGCCAGTAAACGTCGGGCCGGCTAACGGAGCATAGCCCGAGATGGCCGCCCCTGACGGAATGGTCACAGTCCCCGTAAACGTGGGGCTGTCCAAAGGAGCCGCGCCAATATTCCCACGGGCTGTCACCTGAGTGGCGGTCAGCTCCGAAAGGTTGTTGGCTGTCTTCAGGACGCCGATGACCGCTGACGAATCCACCGTGCCTGGATCAGCAAGAACGAAATTCGTCCCGTTGAACCAGAACGAATGGTCCTTACCCGCGACCATATCCCCGGCAATGACAGGGACAATCCCGGCAGAGGAGATTTTGACGATCGTGCGCGGGCTGGGCCTTGCGTATTTCAGTGTCGGCGTCGTCGTAGTATTCGACCTGTTGACCCGTACACGGATAATCTCGAAAAGCGTCAGGAAGGCCGGCTGAGATTCAGTCATGACAACATAGTTGTCGGCAGAACCCGTTGTCACATAAACGGGATTGGCCCTGTTCCAAAACCGCTTGATGCCGGCGGCTGTTGCCCTCCCGACCTGGCCAACAGAGGCCGGCAGCGTGTCGGGCCATCCCTGCGGCACAACTTCGTTGTTGCGGTCATCACGTTCGGACCAGTTTGGCTGAGAAATATCGGTCATGCCAACTGCCCTCTGTCATCCCACCATCCAAGCCTGTTCAGCGTGTTCGATGTAAATGTGCCAATGCTCGTACTGGAGCTGAACCGAATTTCTTGAGTTGTGTTGGTGTAAACGACATCGACAATCGTCGTATCCAGCGCTGACGAATTGCATTGCTGGTACTGGAATGTGGTCGTTGCGGAGTCTCCATCGCCGATAGAGTTTTGGCCAGCTGAACCTGCATTCATGCCAACTTGCGACGAAAGGATCGGCCTGACCCTTACGCCTGCGGGCGTGATGCAGTTTACCAAAATATTGGTCACAGCAGCCCCAGAGGCTCGTATCGCGCTGGGTGCATTCAGCAGGAACCGGCCCCCTATCTGGCGGAACCCCAGTATTGATCCAAGACGAAGGATGGAGCCAATCCGGCGTTTGCGGTCATAGCTCGTTGGCATCGTCGGGGCTGTCGGCGACAGAGAAAACAGCACGTCGACGACGCCCGTGTCGGACCTTTGGATCAGGAACACGTGGTAAGTCGCATCGGTCACTGACCCGGTATCGAGGCCGCCTTGATTTGTGCCTACGACCCAATTTGCATCCAGCCGTTTCACCAATATAGACGAAAGAGACATCAAGACCGGTGTGGCACCGTCGCTCGCTGCGGCGCCGGTCGCAATGTCGAGATCGTTGACGGCATCCGCGGCATCGTTGGAAAGAGTGAGCCCGAACAGGTATCCAGCCAAAAACAACCCCGTGGGCTGGGCTGGGGCAACGCTGAGCAGCAACTGGAAAGAGGATAGGAGAGCCGAATATTGGATGAAATAGGTGTTCCCGGAAACAATGTCGTTGGCAACGAGGGCAACAGGACCAGTGGACCCGTTTTTCACGACGGGGATTGGGAAGCCGCCACCGATCGCAATCGTCATCGGGCCAGTGTTGGTGACGCCAGCCACGAAGTTGATCATCTGCCCGTCGACGAAACTAAACGAACCGGAAGAAAGGGTTTGTGCGTTCGCTGTGCCGGCAGACGTGCCGCCGAACGACACCGACCCGGAATTTGGCTCACTGGTGTTCTGATCCCACACAAGATTACCAAGAACGTCTTGCACGACCTGGCGATATGAGCCGGAGCCATAGATGACCGCCCGGCCGCCGCTATCGAGCGTGACGGGGTTGGGGTTCAAAATGGTTTGCCCGGAGTTTTGCCACGTATCCTTCGGCTGTGTCGTGCCGGGGATGTAGAAGGTCACAGTTCCACCGGCCAAAGGAGCGCCGTTAGCGTCGAGAAACGTCGTCTCGCCCGTGGGTAAAATGGTCGCGATGGCTCTATCAGCGCGGTTAACGCTGCCTCGTCATTGATTTTTAAGGTTGTTTTCTGCTAAAACGACAAACGCCCCAGATGCTGGAAACATCCGAGGCGTTCTAACCAAGCCCCACCTGTAAGGAGGTCGAGATGGCTAAACTTTCTTACGCACAGGTCAGTGCGTTGCTCAAGTACGATTCAGAAACCGGCAAGCTCTTTTGGCGAGAGCGTCCTATCGGCATGTGTCCCAGCGAAGGCCACTGGAAGATGTGGAATAAGCAGCATGCTGGCAAAGAAGCGTTCACTGGGATAGGAGCCGCAGGCTATTACCATGGCAGCATCCTGAACATTGATTTATCAGCTCACCGTGTCGCCTGGCTGCTGCACTACAAAGAATGGCCGTTTGGGACCGTAGACCACCGGGATGGAGATAGAACCAACAATATAATCACCAATCTTCGAGATGTATCCTTGGCGGTGAACCTCAAAAACCAGAAAATGAAAAGCAGCAACACAAGCGGCGTCAACGGCGTCGGATGGGATAAACAAACGAATAAGTGGCGAGCAAGAGTTAAGGTTTCATCAAAGCTGATATGCCTTGGTCGATTCTCCTCATTCGATGAGGCTGTAGCCGCCAAAGAAGCCGCTTACTCAAAATATGGGTTTACTGATCGCCACGGGCACTAACCCATGCGCCATTCATTATCTCCAACGAAAAAGACCCCATGCGTTGGGGCTCTGTCTCGACATTTCAATTTTCGGGTGTATGGTTTGCGGCTATGCGCAAACTCTTCTATTTCACGTTCTGCACGACCGGGATGATAGCCTTTTGGTATTTCATCCGGTTCATGGTCACTGGCATCTCCGAACGTTTCGGGGATGGATTTTTCTGCGGGATCATGCTGATCGTGATCTTGATGTGGCTGATAGAGCGAATGGGCCTGATCAAGGTCGTCGAACGCGACAAGGGTGTTTGGATACCCAAAGACCCCTCACTGCCTCGCTTTGGGTCTGACAGTGAGTTCTAAGGTACGATGGGGCACGACTGGAACATTGACTTGAGGCAGGCGCCGACGAGCTTCGTCACTCGCTGCCCTGAACAGCAGATTTGTCCCGATATTGGCAGCGCTCGTTATCCCCGCGCTTCCTTTTGCCGTTGAAGCTGCACGGGCAAGCTGGTTGAGAAAGGCTTGCTGGGAGGGGCCGGTAGCAACCAGCCCCCTCGCCGTTCCTTCCGTCAGGGCATTGCGGGAACCCTCCGCGAACTGCGTCTTGAGAGAATTCAGCGCGTTCCGTCCGAGATAGCCAGCGACTGCGCCCGGCCCTCCACCTACGGCCTCGCCCACCATCGCCTCAGCCATGCCGTTCGCTCCACTAGGCTTTGGAGCGTACTTTTGCTGAATCGCTTGCCGCTCCGCCGTTGCAGAGTTTTGAGCCACCCGCTGCCCGGTTGCCTTCATCGTAAACTCATTCGCAAGAGTATCAAAAAGGTCTTTCGAATTGGGGAAAAGCGCCTCGAGCTTATCTCGGTTTGCGGTCGACTTGCCGAATAAGGACTGAGCAGCCGAAAGGTCGCCCTGCCGAGCTGATGACAGGGCTTGGTCAATCGCCTGCCGCGCTCCTTGCTGAGCGGCCTGCTTTTCAGCATCAGACGCAGAAGATAGCCATCCTTTGACAGCGTCGGGTGTGTCCTCGACCCCGGCAGTTCCTTGCCGATTGCTGAAGATGTTCATTCCCTTGCTGAAGGCTTCGCCAACGGGATCCGCATATTTGAAGTTGAGCTGATCGACTAGCTTCTTCGCCTCATCCGGACCAAGAATCGCTGCCAGCTTCTCCTGATTTGCCTCTTTCGATGCCAGCATAGCAGCCTTCCCGGCCTGATCCGGGGCCGTCTGCATTTGCTGCTGAAAAGCGGTCCTTGCTCCAGTCTTCAGAGCCTCCTTCTCTCCGTCAGATGCCGTCGAGAGGAAATCCTTGAGAGCGCCAGGCGTGGTGTTTACGCCAGTCGCGCCTCCCCTGTTGCTGAATATACCAAGGCCCTTGTTGAAGGCTTCCTGCGTCACTGTAGGGCCGGCCCATGACTGCCGAGCCGCGGCATAGTCTGGGTTGATCTTGTCGAGTTCCGTTAGGAACGCCCTACGGACGCCATCGATCGCTTTGCCTTCTTCCGAAAGGCGTCCGGTCGTCGGGTCTTTGGCGGCTGCCACCATGGCATCCAGTCCCTTTTTCGCGACGTTCAGGGTCCGCATGTTAGGGACGCTACCGACAATCGGGTTGCCAGCTTCGTCCGTCCCAGTGATGGCATATTCCGTTGGATTGAATGGCTTCCCTTCGGCCAAGGATTCGAGACGCTGAATTTTGGCGCCTTGAGCTAGGCCGGTTTTTAGGATGGGCTCGTCAAGGAACTGCTGAATGCGCGGGTTCCACACGGCGCCCGGAGCATTGGCTGACCCGTCAGATTGGGCCTGCCGCAGTCGGCCAAGAACATCTTCTTTCTGGGCCGCAGCAGCGGCTAGGTTCTTTTGAGCAGCATCAACCGCAGCTTGGGCCTCCCGCGATGCGTCGAGAGCCCCGCTAGATGCGTAGACGTTATTCCCCGCCTTTGAGACTTCCGCCGCAGCCAAAAGCTGCTTCTGCTGAGCAGCGGCAAGTTCTTTTGAGGCTTGGGATACCGCGCCCGTAGCGTCCGAAAAGGCGCCCTCGAATTGCTTCTCAAGAGGCGCCATGCTGCCTCCTTGCATTGCTTTTTCGTAAAGTGGTTGGGCCGCAGCCGAGCGCTGGGAGACCATATCTGTCAAAACGGTATGCGGATCAGCTGCGCCACCCATAGTCGCGTTGAGGGCATCCTTGGCAGTCTGGGACGAGGCAGCTTCACTTGCGCCAGCGCGCTGTCGGATATCATTCAGGATGCCTACAGCATCAGGCTTTGGCCCGAGTGCGCTATCGACAGCCTGGGCGATCCTATCGTCTGCTCCGGCGCCACGATCAGCCATCGCCGTCTTGAGGATGGATGTAGGGGCCCCGCCAACCGAAGCGAGGCCACCGGCCTCTTGTGTGAGAGCAGGGTCAATATCGGCCAGAGTTGCGTTCGGGCCAAGTTTGGCCAGTGCATTCTTGGCTTCATCTACACTCATGCCGATGCTGGACAGTACATTCTGGACATTACGAGCAGCTGGAGATGTGCCCGAAAAAAGATCAAGCAGTTTGTTGCCAGTGGCCCCGAGTGCTTTGCCGATAGCTGGACCAGCCGCGCCAAATGCGCCGCCCAATTCCGCGCCTTTCTTGGTCGCCTCGAGGTCGCCTCCCGAGCGAATAGCACTGTCTGCGCCACCTATAACCGCACCCGAAGCAGCACCAGCGAGCATATTCCCAGCCAAACCACCAGTGCCAGCGCCCATAGCGGCCGGAGCAGCCATAATCATGGGCACAGTGCCAGCTACACCCCCGACGACATTCCCAACCGTATTGGCGATCGGATGCGCCTTGGCGTAATCCGCATCGGCGCCGTTAAGCTGGGCCAGCGAATTGTTATAGCGTTCGCCAAAGGACTCACCGGCCAGCTTGTTGCCATCGGAGAGCATTGGATTGACGGCTGGTGCAATCAACGCGTTCGTCGCGGCATCTGCTTTGTTGAGCAGGCCACCGATGATCGGAACGCCAGTGGCGACCGACTTCACCACATTATTGATGCCAGAACCGATATCGCCAATCGTGATATCGGCAACCCCCTTTCCCGAAGCAACATCAGTAGCCTTAGCGAGACCTTCGGCAGGCGCCGCATCTGTCTTGTCGAGACCCCAGGATTTGATCAGCGCGTCGTCGGGATTGCCGGCAGGAGCCGCAGCGGCGGGTTGATCCGATGCCCCGGCATCATTGAGCCCCCAAGCCTTCATAACGTCGTCAGCGGGGGCCTGTGGCGCGGGAGCGACCGGCGCGAGGACTGGCGCTGCTTCCGATGTCGATGGCGCCTGTGCGGGCTGCTGTGGCTGCTGATCGTCGATCAGAGGTTGGAAGTTGCCCTGTTGACCGCTGAACGGAGGTGGGACAAAACCGACAGACTGCACGAGGTGAGGTTTGACCCCGGCTAGTGAACCGGCAGCCATGGAGTTTACGGCATCGGCCGAGCTAGATCCGGTCCCGTCGCCGGCCGTATCTAAAGCCTCGGTATAGGACTTGACAAACTTGTTCTCGTTCGTCCCCTGCTCAATCCCTCCCGGCAAGCTCGTCCAGATTGGCGACAGCGCCTTGCTTACCCCAGCAATCGTCTTAGGATCGCCGGAAGACAAAGCTTCTGTCAGGTCGCTGCCTGTTTTTGCCTTGTAGGCATCCTGGGCGAGAGCCCATGCCGCTTGGTCCTGTGAGGACGGCGAGAAATCAGTCAGCCCGAGCTTATTCTTGTATTCGTCCCACGTCCCCTTCAGAAACTGGTATTTTCCTGCGGCGCTCGACGTTTTGCCCGCATTGGGGCCGCTCTTGATCGGAACATCAATCCTCGGATGATCCGAATAATCATCGAACTTCTTACCGTTATAGATGACGTTATAGGAGCCCGAGCTTTCAGGCCCAGCTATCGTGTTGAGCAAAGCGATCGCCTGAGGGGGCAAGCCGGCAATGGGAAGATTACTATCCACCGTTTGGAGCCTCAGTTGTTGCAGGTGCTGCCGCGGAAGGAGGAGCGATGACGCCGAGCGCCGTCGCCGTCTTCAGCGAGTTCAGAAAATTGGCTTTCTCAGGAGCCGACAGACCCTTGAAATATTTCTGACGTTGCGATCCGTCCATCATGTCAAAGCCGTAGGCGACCGGATCTTGCTTGGCATTGAACGTGGCCGCGTACTGGTTGTATTCCCCCGGAGATTGGCCTGTGGCTGCGAACGACCTAACTTGGGCGTTCTGCATCCGACGCATGGCAAGCGCTGTCTTGGCGACATTGACGGCGGCAGCGTTGGAAATCCCCGTGCTCGGGTTTCCAGCAAAGGCCGCCGCAAGCTTGTCGTTCGTCCCGGTGCTGCCGATCGAGGCCGCATAGGAGGTCAGATATTTCTTGGCCTCGTCGTAGCTGGTGATCTTGTCGGGATCGATGCCAGCGATCGGCCCAATGCCCATGGATTGCGCAAAGCTCTTCCACTGGTTGATCGTGTCCGTGCCTGGGCCCGTCCCTGTCGCGCCGAGAGCTTGCAACTGTTCGATCGACTTGGTGAGCGGCAAGACATCATTCTGGAACGTTGCTTCATGCTGTTGAGCGAGGGCATAGGCTTCCGAGCCTGCCCGCTGCTGGGTGGCGATAGCGTCAACCTGGCCTGCGGCTGGGGTCGTTGCCACTCCGCCCCCCGCGACGGGTTGAATGGCAGATGCGGGCTGCGCCAGCGCATTTTGCGGGGCGGTGCCCGGAGCCATTAACTGGTTGCCAGGGTCCATAGGCATGCCGTTGAGCGGGTTTTGCCCAGCCTTTTGTAGAACCTGCCCCATGGGGGTAGCCGTTTGCTGTCCTTGTGCATTGACACCCGGCACAAGCTGGTTGCGCTCGCTCGGGCTTGTCTGTACGGGGATGTTGGCGCCGATGCGCTGGACGCCAGCAATCGGGCTCGTCCGCACAGGAATGATCTGATTGCCATTGTTGATCGTGCCGGCCTCGCCATAAATCTGGCGAAACTGTCCGGCCGCATCCTGGACGCGGGTGTTCAGCGTTTGGAGATACTGCGGTAGTGCTGCCGGGTCTTTCGGCATGTTCGCCAGCTCTTCTTGAGCGATCGCAGGCGTGATCCAGCCTTGATGGACGGCCTGTTGCGTGGCTGCGGTCACAAGACCGGGGCCATCGGGCGTGCCGACGCGTGGATCTTGGGCAAGCGAGCCGATGAACTGCGAAAGTTGGCCATACTGCTGATGTGCCAAATCGATCTGCGACTGTTGCAACCCGACCTTAGCCTGAGCGTTGCCTGTCTGCAAAAGCTGGTTCTGCTGTTTGGCATTCGCGAGGCTTTGGGCTTCAGAAGCAATACCCAGCAAATTGAAAGACTGAGCCTTTGGGTAGCTCGAAGTGTCGACCTCAGCCATTAGGAGTACATCCCCTTCATCGCATTGTACTGCAGATAGTTGCCAACGCCATTATTGACTGAAGCGGCGGCGCCATTATAACCGGCAGCCTGGGCATTCCCGGCGTTGGTGTAAGCTTGGCTCGCGCCGTTCGCAGCCGCTGTTCCTGCCGTTCCCGTCTGCGCTGCGGCGTTCTCGCCAAGCGAAGCCACGCCGAGGAGTCGGTTATATTGGTTGGTCTGGCCGGCTACTTGCGAGTTGTAAACGTTCATGGCGTTCGACTGAGCATTCGCAAACTGGTTTTGGTAGGTCGAGTCCGCAAGGCCAGTAGCATAGGTGGCCGCCCCTTTGAGTGCGGCACCCGACGTTCCCAGCCCCCGAGCAGCCGCGCTATTCTGCGTAGACTTCAGCCCCTGCGTTAGGTTGAACTGGTAACCCGGTGTTTGTTCAAGGCTTTGCTGGTCCATGACCACAGGCGTGTAAGTAGGTTGCGTCTGGCTAGAAACCACATTGGAGAGCTGGTTGATAACGCCTTGGCCCGCTGTGTTATAGGGCGATAGATCCTCACGCGTCTGATCATACATCTGCATCTGAGAGTCTGCTGACTTGGATGCTGCTTTGGACTGCGCAGAAGAACTAGCCACAGATGCGCCAGCACCGACGACAGCAGAGCCGATGATAGCTGTGGCGACCATTAGGCATCATCCTTGTTCAGAAAGTTCCAGAAGGTGACTTCCGTTTCGATAAACCCAAGGCTTTCGAGCAAGGGTCTGACGTGTTTCGCGTGTCGTGACTTCATGCCAACCTGGGCGAGGCTAACGCCCCGGCGCCGGCAAGCTTTCAGCCATTCGGTGAAGAGGAGTTTGCCGCCTTCATGCCCACGGCGGTCGGGAAACACGAAGAAGATATCGCCCGTTGCCGTGAGGCAGGTTTTGTAGTGCATACCGGGAGCAACAAAACTCACCAGATACCCGATCAGCACGCCGGACTCCCTCAACGCCATGAACAACACTTGCCCAGCGGCAGCGCGGGCCAGATAGAGATCGTATTGCGGATCAAGGGGGATTCCGGCCAGCTTGTGCTCTGAAAGTTCGTCGTAGTGAACCGGCAGCAGCGGCATCAGCTCGGCTAGGGTTGACGCGTTCAAATCCTCGACGCCAGCCGTGATCAGGCGATTTTCTCTCTCGGGCTTGGCCATCATGCGCACCGCAGATCGATGATGCAGACGATACGATCGTCAGCCGAGTTGTTGACCACCGAATGGCGGGTGGCGTTGTCGATGTGCCAGACATCGCCGGTGCGGAAGTTCACGCTCTCATCGCCGATATGGAACATGGCGCCAGGCAGGGACTGCAGAGCGAGTTGATAGCGCTCGAAGTACGTTGCCGGAGCCCCGCCATCGACATGCGGGGTAATAGTCTTCCCCGGTGGGAGTTTGGTGATGATCACTCGACCCAGACGGGTTGCTTCGACAGTCCGCATGAGATCGAATATGATTGGCCGTAGCTGAGGCAGTTTTCCCCATGCCGGATACGGAATGCACTCCTTGTCATCCGTGATCGTCGACGGGTCGCCCGTGCGCTCGAACTCCGCGATATCATTGAACATGCAGAGGATATCAGAGACATCAGCATGGGCAGTCCCCGGATGTTTCGTGCGGATCGGATTGGCGTTCCAAAGCTCGGGCTGACGCTGTAAAGCGTTCATCAACGGCGTGACATTAATGCCGGCCGCGAGATGCTGGAAATGTCGCATAGAACCCTCAAAGTGGAATGAAGTTGATGGTAGGCGCTACGGTATAGGTGACGGTCACAACATCGCCGTTCGCGACTGTAATGGCCCTCGACGTGCCGAGCGATACGGTCGTCCCTGATCTGTTTAGTGTGACATTGGTCAACGTGCCGCCCGAGATCGCCACAGAGCCCCGCCCAGCGGCTGTGAACGTTGACGGCGATGCAGAGACAGCAACAGGGGCTATCGCCTCTGGAGAGCCTAGGAGCGACCCAAGGAACCGTTGCCATACCTGCGTGATGTAGCCATTCTTGTCGACGAGCGGCTGGTTTGAGTTAGGGACGATTGCCGTCATGTGCATGATTCCAATATTAAATTTGACGGCTGCAAACGGTAGGATTATTATTGTTAATATTGGTCAAAAGGAGCAATTGAATGGCATCAATATCAACCGGCTTTAGAAGTGGTCGTCTCGTCGTCATCGGCGACGCAGAACCTTTTATTGACCCTACCAGCCGCGACCGGCTTTCGGCTTCAGTTGTTCGATGCGATTGTGGAACCATAAAGAATGTTCGCAATACATCGCTAAGAACCGGTCGAACCGTCTCGTGTGGCTGCATTCAAAAAGAAAAAGCTTCTGTTCAGGCTAAAGCGAATACGAAGCATGGGCTTAGCTCCAGCCGCGTATTCCATAGCTGGTGTGCGATGAGGCAGCGCTGCTACTACCCAAAGCATAAGGACTTCCACAGCTACGGCGGCAGAGGCATTACTGTCTGCCCTCAGTGGAGGGAGAGCTTCGAGGTTTTTCTTTCCGACATGGGACAGCCGCCGGTCGGCTACACATTGGATCGCATAGATACCGATGGGAACTACTGCCCTGAAAACTGCCAGTGGGCAGATGCCAAGACGCAAGCCAACAGCCAAAAGAAGACCCATAAAATCCTTTTGAGAGGAGAAATTTTATCCCTTTCCGAAGCATGCCGTCGAATAGGCCGGAACCCCTGCGTTGCGGTTGGAATAGCAAAACGTAAGGCGATAAGCATTCAGGAGTCCCTAGATTTGCTACTTTCAGGGGTAATCAAACGAAACCCTAAGAAGCGCAAACTTTAACTTGGACAAATCCTCCTTGTAGAGACGTCCGAATCGGCGCAGACCACGAGAGTTCGAAAACCCTGTCTCGAGCCATGCCGAGCCTCTGCCATTGCGGGCAGACGTAAAGCTCGCCACCAGCGCCGATGGACTGAATTACCGGGTTTCCCCAGCTTGCCCCCCTCGTATCGCTCCAGCGAAGAGATATGAGCCAAGGATCGCTTGTTAGCCGGCCGCCAGTCTGGCCAACCTCGATGTCAGCGATGAAAGCAGCATAGGATACGCGCTTTCCGTCATTGATCATGTGAGGGAGTGTGCGAATCCTTGGTATCGGCTGGTCACCGTCGAGATAATAATCCTGGTCGTAGACGTAGAGCGCCCCGTTCTGGTAATCGCCGACGTGGCCCTGCCCATAGGCATATGAAAAGCAATTGCTGCGGTGGCGGTTCAGGTTGCCGTTGCTGTCCGTCGAAGCCCGTTCATGCCACTGACCGGTTGCCAGTTCGTAGCACCACGTCCGGCCGGCGTCTGGGAACGTCAGGACGTAGAAAGCGTGGCCGTCGATCTGGTGGCAATAGCCGATAGCATCGTCGATGGTGTCATAGCTCTGGATGTCCTGCTCGATCGCATGGGTGGAGATGCGATCGACGCCGTAACCATCTGTCTTGACGACAACCGCCTCCCCTTGCCTGTCCTGAACCAGCCAGAAGAGCGAAACATCCATTTGGCCAAGTGAATAGGGAGCCGCGCAACCATGATCAACGAATGCGCCTGGCACTCTTTGAAAGGTGAAGTCCGCCGCGCCCGAGTTGGCCCATACTTCAGTCGTCAGTTCACCGATCAGCCAAAGCTCACCATGGATCGATGCGACTGTGACGATGTTGTCAGCAGATCCGGTCTTTGCCGCGATATCCAAGCTGTCGAAAGCCGTACCGCCGACGAGCATGGCATACGAGACATTCGAGAGCGAGATATAGAACTGCGCCGTGCCAGGCCGGTTGAATATGAAATACGTGTCGAGATAGGTGACGCCAGTGGCGCCGTAGAAGCTCGTCGGGCTGATAGTGCCAAAGGTCTTGGCAAGCATGTCGATGGCATAGCTGGTGGCGGTCCCGTCAACTATGACGATCACCAGCCCATTGTCTGCGAAGACTACCGGGTTCAGCCCGAGCGGGATAGTCCCGAGCAGAACCCAAGCATATGAGGCATTGACATAGTAGATGTAGCTTAGCATCGGGCCGCTCGCCACGACATAGAGATCGCCGTTTGTCGCACGGTAGGAAGCCCGCAACCGCCCTGTGACCGGCGACTGAGAAACCTTGCGAAGACCGGGCGTCGGATAATGCGTGACCGGGACCGGAGGTTGGCCCTCAGGCGGGTTCGACTCCGGATAGAGGTTAACCGCCCGCTGGGCAGCCGAAATCAGGCTGCGGGACTGATATGCCCCTCCCAGCAGATTGACACGCGCCATGCTCAGTACCCATCGGAGAGATAATTATAAGGCCGACTCACGCCGCGCAGAGCCCGCGGCATCTGCAGCGTCGGGATCTGGGCATTCGAATTCTTCAGCGTATTCAGCGCTACCTTCGCCAAGGCATTCAAGCCGGGGTCCGATGGCATCTGGTAGGCTATCCGCAGCCGAACCCCAAGATTGAGCCTCAGCGCCTCGTTGTACTCTGGCGGGAAAACGATGTTATTCGTCAGGTTCGTGAAGGTCTGTAGCGATGCCTTGAGCGACAGGTGGATCTCGTAGAGGTTAGACGGCACCGGCCAGAGGAAGACATTCCCAAGCGGATAACCGCTGTCATAGAACAGCATCGACGGAAACGCCGGCATATCCTTCAGAGCGATGCGGTTATATTCCTCACGGGAATAGAGCACATCTAGCGGGTAATCGACCGTGTTTGGGCCGCCACCGGTTATCTGCCGAAAGAACGCGGATTCGATCTGATCCGGACGGGCCACATCGATGTCACCGCCAGCGCCAATCGAATAGGACAACGCGCCGGTTGCCTGAAACACCACGTCAACGAGATGATAGACCAGCCAGCGCCGCCGCGCCCATTGGGTGATCATGTCGTTCAGATGCACCATGGCATCGTTGATATCTTCGGCTGATGGGGTCTGCCCTACTCCGGTGATACCGGAGTTTTTCAGTGTCAGCGTGATCAGATCGCGTGCGGTGCTCATTTGCTCTTCCTTGGGCGACCGCCGCGGTTCTTCACGGGCTCAGCAGGCTTTTCAGGCTCGACAGGCGCCCATGACGCAAGAGTTTCCCGGCGCTCTGCCTCGTCCTCGACCAGCTTCATTTTGCCAGTCTTCGGATGGTAGAGCGCCATCGGATATTCCTGGAACATGGTTCAGGCGCCGGCCGGTTTGACTTCTTCCGGCTCGGGTGCGGGCTTGCCGGGTTCTTCGATGGCAGCAACGCCGTTCGGGCCGGTGCTCGGGACATCCGAAGACGGTTCGGCTTTCACGTCGAGGTCATCGGTATCTGCTTGATCCAGCGGGTGGTCGATATCACCCGGAAGCGGAGCCTTGTCATCGAATACCGGCTTGTTGCTGAGGTCCAGCGGCAGGTCCTCTGCGTCGTCAGGAGCCGTCTGGCCCCATTCTTCCCACTGGGCTGCTTCCACGTCCTTGGTCGGCACGATCGCCATCTTGCCATCAACCGAATAGATGGCCTTCGGATATTCAGTGCTCATTGGTCGTCTCCGGGGATTTCGATCCAGAAGACCGGGGGCCGCTTGGGCTCGGTCATGATCGGTGGAGGGGTTTTAGGATACCGGACATCGGTCTGAGGCGGTCCCCATTCGGGGCCCAGATTGATTTCATCGCTGGCGCTGAGCACCCGTGCGATCTGTCCTGTTCGGCAATGGTAGAGCAGTTTTGGATACTCAGCCGGAAGAGAGGGCGACATGCGCCGCCCTACTCTTAGTTTGGTTGCGTTAGCCATTGGCTACAACCTCATGGCGTGTCAGCAAGTATCACGCCCCATTCCCCGCGGGTCGTGGTGTAGCCGTAGAGAACGTCGAGACGCGTGCCGAGCTGATCGGTGCCCTGATTGTAGGCGGTGATCATGCGCATGGAGATGCCGGAGTATTCGCGGCGGGCGGCTTCGTGGACGCCCTTCGGCAGCACGAGGTCGGCGGTGGCGAGCGTGATGGCCTTCGGGGAGTAGGCCACGTTCTTGGCGTAGACTTCGCCAGGGAGGTTCACAAGGCGGATAGCGGCAC